GAGCAAAATGCTGGATTAGTTGAATAAGATGCAGTTTGTTCTGAAAGATTAGATGCTAATGTAACTATTTTTTTACCTTTTATTCTAGCTTGAACTTTTGGAATAGATCCGAATATATCTTGATTCCATTTAAACTTAAGAGCTAGATATGCAATTCCAGATAATTTATGGTTACTACCCCAACTTGATAATGTTGACAACAAACTTGATGCAGATTGTCCATCAGATCCTAAATGTGGCTCGATTGTAATATAACTTGCTCCATCTTTGTAAAAATTAGAATCTGAACTAGCAACTGTTCTTTGAGTATTATCTGTTAAAGCACCAGAAAATGTTACAACTTTATCATCTACTCGTATTTCTTCTATTGAGTTTATTTCTCCTTCACACATTACTAAAGCCATATATAAAAACTCGTTGTCCGTTCCAGATGTTTCTAAAAAAACACGAGTGCCTCCGATAAGCCTTTCTCCATATACTACAGGAATAGATGCATCATTTGATTGTTTATTTAATAGAATACCTTTTTCAAAATCATCAAATTCAGATTGTCCAAAGTCTGGAATATCAGGTGTAGGTATCAACCACGAGATAGCTTTTTGAAATATTTTTACAACAGGTTTAAAAATACTTACTGCTGCTTTAAATATTTTTTTAAAAATCATGCTCTACCCCATTTTATGTCTTGTACTGTTTGAGAACTGAAATCCATTCCTACATCTGTTGAAAAGAATCTTTGTTGTGATGTATTATTTGTTTTACGACCAGATCGTTTTTCAAAGTCAGCCCAATGTGAAACTATAGCTAGATTTACTAATGAATCTGTATCTGATTCTGAAATTCCAAAATTATCAATTTGACCATTATATAATAAAAAAGGATCATCAATAAGAACATTCGTATCTTGCAAAAAACCTCTAAAAATTTTTACTTCATCATTAATAACATTTTCATTTAAGCAAGTTGAAATAAATGTTTGATCTGCTCCTGATAAGCTTAAAGTTATAGGAGATAAATTAACATCTGTTTCTTCACTAAAATTTGATACGCCTAATATAAAATCACTAGCTACATAAGTTACAGAACTTCCAGATACAGAAGATGTTATAGAAAATGAATTATCAGTAATATTTACAGGAGTAGCAAAACCAATAGTGATAAGATGTATTGGTCGAATCTCATTCGTCGCTAGTTCGTTCTTTACTGCTGTGCTTAATGCTCTCGTCATATATTTCGTATGTTGTTCTATTTATCTTTTCGTTTCCTTTTATCACAACAAAACTAAATGTGCCATCAGGGATTTTATGTCTTCCTAAGTCATTAGTTTTCATATCAATTTCAGATTCATCAATAACTTTTTCAGCTATAACATCTACATTAAGCCAATGTCGTACTAAATATTTTGCCATTAGAGAGCTTCTTCAACATCTAATTCGAACTCATATAATAGTTCGCCTGTACTAGATGCACCAACAACTCCAAATTCTTGTATATCGTTTACTAGATGAACAGTGAAAGGAATATTGTCATAAGCTACTGCTTCATCATCTGCTAATGCAGAAATCAAAGGTGGCTCAATAGTCACTGTCGCAGCTCCTGATGAACTTGTAACATCAGCGACAACCATATAAATTTTAGTATGTCCATTGAACTTTATAAAATCACCCTGTCGTAATCTATTAGCTGTATCACTTGCAAAACCATCTATAGCTATTGTTGTATCGCCAGCAGTATGACTTCCATTAACTGCAAGTGTGCCTGTTTCGATTCCTCTAGCATCTTCTAATTCTGGAGGAATAATTGTAAAATTTTCTTTTTGTGATCTTTGTTTCATAATAAAAGCCATAAGCTCTCCATAAACATCTGATCTCTTTCCTGTAATTATAGATGCAGTAAAAGCAAATCTTTGACCATCTATTTGTCTTGATAATTTTTTCCCTGATTGAGATTTTGATATTATTGTATTTTGAATACTTCTAATACCCATTGTTGAAAATGCAGATGAAGATATAGGAAATGCACCAGCCATTATATTAAAGCCGCCCTTCCTCTTTCGTTAACTGCATTATTTATTAGTTGAGTAATAGTTCCTCTTGATCTTACTAATAATTCTTCAAAGCCACTTGCATCAACAGTATTGATATTAAAATTAACATTGACAGGAGATCCAGAAGTTCCTCTTGCGTTTTGAGTTATCTGTCCTGTTTGATTTGGTACAAATAATTCTGGTCCTTTTTCTCCTACAAGAATAGGTTTATTTTTAGATACTGCACCACCTTGAGAAAATCCTGTAAAGAATGATAATATAGCTAAAGGATTACCAGAAGCAGCAGATAAATTTCTTTGCTTTTCTTTTTCTTTTGTAATTAATTTTTCTATTGCAAGTTCTACTGTTTTTCTAGCTATGATCTCAATTATTGCACTTAAAACTCTTACAGCTAATTGTTGTGCCATTTTTTTAAATGATTCAGCTAAATTTTCACCTAAAACTATTGATCTGGCTAATGCATTTGACATTTTAGAAATGCCATCGTTTAAACCTTTTGCAACAGTTTCTTTTATGTTCCTAAATTTTTCTTGAGTTTTATTTAAAGCATCTTCATTTAGTTGACCTAATCTTTCTGCTGTTTCTCTTATATGTCTTTTAATTTTATCTAATGTAGTTTCAGCTTCTTTTATAGGTGGAAGAGTTTCTACAAAAATATTGTGCATCGGGTGTTCTAAATCTTTAACAACTCTTGTTACTTTATTTCCAAATGCATCTATAACTTCAATAATTTTAAATCCTTCTTGTAATTGACTTTCAATATCCATATCTCCGATATTAAATAACTCTTTGAATTTTTTTATTATTATGTCTAAATTTGCAATTGTGGCCGCCGCAGCACCTATTAATAAATTCTTTTTGACTGCTTTGTTGAATTTTAACATAGCGATACTTGCTAAACCTATTGAAGTGGCTAAATTTTTAAAAAATAAAATAAGTTTTAATGCTATTAAAGTTTTAAATGTTGCTATTATTATAGTTAAGTTTTCTTTTAAAAATTTTATGATTCTTACTGTTCCATTAATTGCAGTAGATAATCCTCTTCCTATTGTATTTCCAAAATCTGCGATTGTTCTTTTATTCGTTTCAACTGTCTTTTTTAAATCTCCTAAATTATCTTTCAATGCTCCAAAAAAACCTTTAGCGACTTCTACTTGAAATATAAAAAAAGCATCTTTTAAGTTTGATATTGTTCCGAATAATGTTTTACTTAAATCATCTATAAGGTTTCCAAACTCTCCACCTGTTCCAAATGCTTTTGCTAATCCTTTTATTGAATCATCTACATTAACTCTGACTCCATCTTTGAAGCCAGCCATAGCTCTAACACCTCTTTCTCTAAAGAGTTCAGCAGAACTTATTCCAGCACTAAAGGATCTTTGAATTTGTAAAGCAGCTAAGGCAAAATCTCCACCTAATACAGTTGCAGTATTACCAGTAATTTTTAATAATTCGTCAAATGATACTCCAGCACCTTCAGCTCTTTTTCTTACAGTAGCTAATGCAGTTATACCTTGTTGGATATTTCTTAATTCAAATGGAGTACCAGCGGCAAAATCAGTTACAGATTTAAGAGCTTTTTGTCCTTCTTTTGCTGATCCAAATAAAGCATTTAATTGAACTTCTAAATTTTCAATCTGAATACCAGCATCAACAAAACCTTTAATGACTACACCAGCACCTAAACCTATAAAAGCATTTCTTAAATTAAATACAGATTGTTTTAATCTACTTAAATTTCCCTGTAATGTATTAAGAGCCTGTTTAGATTTATCTCGTGCTACTATATCTATATTAAGTTTTTGACTAGCCATTAGTTACTTTCCACATAAAGATTACCTTTTATGTTTATTATACTCTTCCTGTTCTTTTTGCAAGTAAGCTAACCATAAATTATAATGGCTAACAGGCATTTTTAAAACTTCAGCTATTGATATTTTGAGTCTATCTGCAACGACTAATAGCGATCTTATGTCAGGATCGCTTCTTACTTTTTTTCAGCTTCCTCGTATGAAGTGTCAGCTAAAATTTTATTAGCTATTCCAGCAATAACATTTGAATCTGCTTTTCTTCTTAATTCGAATTTATCTTCTAATTTAAAAGCTTTTTTCAGATTACCTTTTTCATCTTTAACTTGAAGTTTCATAATTAATAAATCTACAAGTACAGTTAAGTCTTGAAAATTATTTGACTTTTTAAATATGATATTTTTTTCTTCAAGCGTTAAAGGTTCAGAATAAAAAACAGATGGATTATCTGCTTCATCTTTCCATTCTGGAACTTCTATCGTTATAGTTTTAAGAGTCTCAAAATGAGTTTTTACTCTGTCTATAATTGACATAAATTATTATTCAGTTCCAATTGTTAAAGCACCTGTTCCTTGAAAAGTTACTGATCTAGCAACGATACCATCTAAAGGTTGTGATACTGACATTCCTGTAATCACACTTGCACCTTCAAATTTTCTATCGCCTGTTGAACTTCCTTCTGGTAACAATTTAAAAGTAATACTTGATCCTACTGTCAATTGTGTTTGCACACTATCAGCTTCGTCAAAATGCATTTCTAATGTTCCAGAAAAAGATGTTCTACCAGCAATAAAACTTTTTGCTGAATCAGACATTTTTGTACTTTCAACAACATCTCCTGTAGTTTCTAATGTAAAAGAAACAAGTTCGCCAACAGCAGAACCGCCAACTACAACTTCTCCCTCTTTACCATGATGCACAGCCATATGTTTTCTCCTTATTAATTATTAGTTTATAGTATTATTCGTCTTCCTCGTCAATATCTTCTTCTTCTTCATCTTCGAAATCTTCTTCAAAATCTTCGTCTTGATCTTTTAATTCTTCAAGTAAATCTTTGACTTCTTCACATAGCATAGATTCTTTGTCATGTAATTTTTCTATACTATCTATTTTTT